CGGGACCGAGCGGGGGCGCGGGTCGGCGGACGGCGGGGTGCGCGCTCTGCACACTTGGCGCTCGGTCGGCATCTTGACCGGAGAACAGCCCTTGACGTCGTTCTCAAGCGACGCAGGCACCCGGGCCCGGGTGCTGCCGCTCTGGGGGCAGGTCTTCCGGTCGGCTGACGAAGCGGAGGCGGCGGTCACGGCTGCGTCTCGGTCTTGGGGGCACCTCGGCGCAGGGTTTGTGCGGCACCTCTGCTCCCCTGGGCAGATCGAGCGCGCCCGCGGACTGTGCGACGAGTGGGGAGAGTGGCTGCGCTCGCAAGTGGGGGACGATGGGGTGGCCCTGCGGCTGCGGCTGCCTGCGGCGACGATCCTGACTGCTCTGGCTCTGGCGACCGAGGCTGGCCTCGTCACGATCACCGACGCACAATGGTCGGCAGTCCGCACAGCCCTCCTCAAGTCCATCCGGGCCGGCGCTGCGGACGCTGACCAGCCCCTCGCTGCGCTGCTTGCCGCTGAAGGCGCCCGTGTCTCGCACCCTGATCGCTGGCCTTTGGCGGCCGGCGCTGCGGTGGCCAACGAGACGCCCAGCGCAGGCTGGGACGGCATCTTCGACCCGGAGGCTGGGATCGCCTACTGGATCCCCACGAAGCTCGACGCCGCGCTCGCCAAGGCTGGGTTCCGCCCCACGGAGATCTTGGCTCGATGGCAGGACCGCGGCTGGCGCGCCCTCGACGACAAGGGCAACAACCCGCGGCGCGTGCTGAGCGGCAGCCGCACCCGGTTCGTGGCTGTCAAGCTGACTGCGGCCCTGCCGGAGTACGCCCTGGAGGTGGCCGAGAAGCGGTCTGCGGCTGCCGGGGCAGCGGCGCGTCGGGCCGGCAAGGGTCGGGCGGACAGTGAGCGGGACGCGGAGCGACCCGGGGCGCTGGCCTGGGACAACGACCCGAGCCTGCCGGTCCTTGACGGGACAGACGACAACTAAGCCCACGGCTGCGGTGTTTAGGCCCTGGCGGATGCGTCTGCTGGGGCCTTCACCTGTCCGCTGCGGGTGCGCTTAGGGACAGGATGGGCACGGCTGGTCAGAGGCTTTGTCCCTGGAAAGTGAGCCATGAAGGGAGGATATAGGTAGAATGGTCAGACTTGAAGATGTAAGCACCTACTGTGAGGAGGCGCTGCGGATAATCTTTTTCAGAGGAGATCAGCGCCGAAAAAGATTTTTGCAGAGGGCCACAGGAGTGCGGCCTACCTCTGAAACTCTGTCCCGCGTGCCCATTGGGCTAAACGAAGCCATGAAGCTACGGACTCACTGGCCAGAAGGCCCGGCCAAGGCGAGACCGTCTGTCCCGTGACAATCAGGATACGGGACTGCGAGATAACTACGTTGTCACTGTTTCCTGTTATCCTGTGTCCAGCCGCAAAGGAGGCGGCAGGCATGGCACGCAACCGCAGCCCGCTCACTCAGGATGAGATCAACAGCATCAGGGCAGACCGAGCCGCAGGGCTTGGACTTGTGGACATCGCCACCAAGCACGGCGTCAGCTACGGCGCCACACACCGGGCGTGCAGCAGCCTCAAGTATGGCCAGCCGGTTGTTCCGCCACCGATAGTGGTGACCGAACCGAAGAGCAAGAAGCCCCGCGCTGCGAGGCAGTACGAGATCGCCAAGTTCGGCGGCGTTCGCGTGCTGCACACGTCAACAACACCGGGGGAAGTGATCGGGCTCGACGTGATCGACGCCGACGCCGGTCAGATCTACACCCTCAGGGTGATGATCCGACAGTGATGCCCGCCCGCCCTATTGCACCCCGCCGCCCCCTGCGCTACACTGACACCAGCGGCCGCCGGGCCAAGCTCGGCGTGAGCGCCTGACCGGTGGGGCATCACCGGGCGGGAGGCGCGGCGGTCGCTCTCCAGACCAGCTACAGGCCCGCAGGGGCGCCCAGGACCGCGACGGCGGGGCAAGGCGGGCGGCAGGTCGGGGGAGGCTCTCGGGGCGGTCCTGGGGGCTGTGAGCAAAGCAGAGCGAAAGGGTTCCAACCGTGAGCAGTCTGCACACCCTGAGCATCAGTGAGAAGCGCAGGCTGGGGCAAGAGGACCTGCTGTCCGGCATGGCGCCGACCTCCGTGGCCGAAAAGTACGGGGTCAACCGGGCGACCGTGTCCGGCTGGCACACCCCCGAGATCCACGCCGAGCGCGACCGCCGCCGGGCCGAGTCCATCGCCGCCGCACGGGGGCGCCTGTCCGAGATGGTCACGACGGCGATGGATGCGCTGCATGAGGTCGCCAGCGATGCCGCCGCCCCGCAGGCCGCCCGCGTGGCCGCCGCGAACTCCATCCTCGACCGGGCCGGCGCGGTCAAGGTCGACGAGATCACGATCAAGGTCGAAGAGCAGAGCGCCACCGACGTCGCCGCCGGCCTCGCCGCGATCCTGGGCCGCGCCCGCGCCGCCCTGTCCGGCGGGCTGCCCGCTGCGCCGGCCGCCGACCCCGAGCCCACCACCGACGCCGACAATGGGGAGGGCGGTGAATGAGCGCCGACGTCGCCGCCGATCTGTGCCGCTACCTGAACGAACTCGCGGCCCTCGACCGGCGCGCGATGTATCGGCAGGTTCGCACGCTTTCCCCGTGCAACGCTGATGTCTGGTACCGCCTGACGGAGTGCCGCGTGGTCAGGTCCGACGTTGGCTCCATGCTGGGGATGCTTGGCCTGCTAAACGGGTGGCTGGCCGAAAGCGGCGTGCGCCTGATGGCGAACTTCGACCACGATGAAGACATCGTCACCGGCTTCGACCTTGAGCTGGTCGCTAACGAGACCCCATCGCAGGAAGAAGCCCACAGCGAGGCCCTGTCTTTGGTCTGCGCCCACTGCGGACCCGAGAGCGCAGGGCCCGCGGCCGACGCGCCGAGAACGTGCGCAACCTGCTACGGCGACCTTGTTCTGACCGACCCGGCCGGCGCTGAGGTGCTTCGCCGCTGGTACAACGAGCCCGACCCGGCCGCTGAATGACCGTCGCGCAGGACAGCCCGGCCGCCATCCTCGCCGAGCTTGACGCTGCGGTCGCCGACTGCGCACGCCGGGGCGTCCTCCCCCCCAAGGCCCTGACCGCCGCGATCCTCGACCTGCACAAGCAACTCGAAGTCCTCGACCGCCACCGCACCGCGCACCCCTTGGCCTACGCGCGCCTGTGGTCGCCCGAGTGCGAGGTCTGCCCGCACCCCGACCCGACCGCCCCCGCGCCACCCAAGGGCCGCCGGGGCTGGCCCATGACCCGCGAGCCAAACCGCGGCGGGCTGCACACCTGCCCCCGGTGCGGCGCGCAGCGGGTCGCTACGTCGCAGCTTGGCCTTGTGCAAGACCTGCTGATCGCCGACTATGACGAAGCTTTCGCGCTCGGCGGCAACCGGACCGGCAAGACCGAAGCCGGCGCGCAGCTTGCCGTGGCCTTCGCCCAGGGCGCCGACCACCCCGACGTGCAAGCCTGGGCGCTGGGCAACGGCCTGTCGCTCGCCCGCCTGCAGCGCGGCCCCACCCTGACCTGGGCTGTCAGCCAAACCTTCGGGATGAGCCTGCAGATCCAGCGCCCGAAGCTCGACCTCTACCTGCCCGCCGGCAGCAAGCGGCGGGGCTGGGAGAACCCGCAGGGCGAGGCCGAGGTCCGCTTGCCCCAGGGCGGCAAGGTGATCTGCAAGGCCGCCGCGCAGTCGGGCAGCGCCGAGAACGCCAAAAACCCCTTTGAAGGCGCCGCCATCGGCTTCGCGTGGGTCGACGAGGAGATCCCGAGCCCCATCGGCTACCAGTCGATCCGGGCCCGGACCACCGACAAAGACGGCCTCGTGTTCAACAGCATGACCGCCTTGTCTGGCTGGACCCCCTTTCTGCTCGACCGCCTCAAGCACATGGAGCGCGGCACCCCGCGCCCCCCGCGCCTGTTCGTCGACTTCCTGCATGCGGTGGACAACCCCTACGTTTCGCGCGAAGTGGTCCTGTCAAAGTGGGCAACCGCACCCGAGGCCATCAAGCGCGCCCGCCTCCGCGGCGAGATCGTGGCCCTTGAAGGCGCCGTGCACCCCGACTTCCACAACGGCCCGCCCTACGTCGTTCCGAGCTTCGCGCCCCCCGCGGAGTGGACCCGCTACGGCGTGATCGACTTCGGCTCCCGTGCCCCCTTCTGCCACCTCTGGGCTGCCCACGACGAAAGCGCCGACGTGCTGCACATTTACCGCGAGCACTACGCCGCAGACATGCTGCTCTCCGACCACGCCGCCGAGATCTGGCGCGTCGAGGGCTGCCCGGACTGTCAGCCCCCCGAGATCGGCGGCGACGTGTGGCAGGCGTGGCGCGTGCGCGCCTTCCGCCCCGGCGGCACGGGGTGCCAGACGTGCGGCGGTTCGGGCTGCACAGCCGATGCAGTGTCGAAGCGATGGGCGGACCCCGAGGGTAAGGACCAGCGCGGCGTGCTCCAGTCGCAATACGACCTCCCGACCGCCCCAGCCCCCAAGGCCCGGCCCGCGTCCTTTGACGCGCTACACGAGCGCTTCGCAATCCGCGAGAAGTGGGGCACGCCCGGGGTGGTCATCCACGACACTTGCACCAACCTGATCCGCGAGACCTCGCGCTTGACGTGGCGCAAGACCGGCCGCGGCGGCGACGTCGACCGCTACGAGACCGACGGCGACGACCACGCCCACGACTGCCTGCGCTACCTCTGCTATGCCCTGCGCCGCGCCGCCGCGCCTGCATCCGAAGACGAGGCCCCCGCGCCGCGTTCTTGACCTTGACAACGCCGCTGGGCTATGCTGCACACATGAGCGCCGATCCCGCACCCCTCGCCCTGCGCACGTCCACCCTGACCGGGCGGGCCGTCGCCGCCGTCGCTCGGGCGCTCGGCCTCACGTCGACCGTCGAGAAGCCGAAGGAAGTCGTCGCCGGCGGGGACTACGCCGCGGGCGCGCCGATTGAGTCAGTCTACAGCCCGACCCTCGCGCTCTCAGCCAAGGGCAATGCGTATGTCTACGCATGCACCGAGGCCATCACCGACGACCTCGCGAGCTTGCCCATCGTGGTCAAGCGGAACGGCGAACCCGTGCCCAAGCACTGGGTCCACGGGATGCTCGCCAACACCGGCTTCCCGTCGCAGCGGACGTGGCGCAAGCAGGTGATGACCGACCGGATCCTCGCCGGCAAGACGGCCAGCGTGGTCCTCTGGGGCGCCGCTCGGGGCGTCCCGGTCGGCGTCCGGTGGTCGCACCCGGCCCGCGTCCGCGTGGTGCCCGGGGCGGACGGCACGCCGCTCGGGTACGACATCGGCCTCGACCAGATCAAGCAGTACAGGCCCGATCAGGTCATCGCGATGTTGGCCCTCGGCTGGCAAGACGGGCCTGAGATCTTGTCGGGCTTCGGCGCGACGCAGGTGCTCCACAGCGACCTGCTCGCCGACAGGGCCCTCTCCGCAAGCGCAGCCAAAGCCGCCGCCGCCGGCCGCCCCGCCGCGATCTACCGCCCCAAGGGCGACGGCGTGTCGGCGTGGAGCGCGCGACAGGTCGAGACGATCCGCGACGCGCTCAAGCGTCTGTTCGTGGACAACGACGGCGGGGTCGTCGTCTCAGGCGAGGCTAACGCAGAGCTGTCGATCCTCGGCTGGGCCCCTCGCGAGATGGAGGCCCCGCAGCAGCGCCGCTGGATTCGCGAGAGCGTGCTGGCCGTGCTGTCAGTGCCCCCGGTCCGCATCGGCGCGGACGGCGCCAACACCTGGGCAACGTCGGACACGCAGATGACCGCCTATTGGACGCAGCTTCAGGGCCGCGTCGCCGAGTTCGACGAAGCGCTGACCGCCCTTGCCCGCAGCGTCGACCGCGACGACAGCATCACCGTCGAGCACGACTTCAGCGGCGTGCCTGCGCTGCAGGGCGCGATGAAGGCCACGCTCGACCGGATCACCGCCCACATCGCGAACGGCATGGATGCGGCCGTCGCCTACGCCTACGAGGGTTGGGATGACCTGCCCCCCGGCGCCTTCACCTCCGCCCCGGTCACGCAGACCGCGACCCCAGGCGCGCCGCCCCCGCCCCCGGTCGACGACTCGCCAGACGACGACAGCGATGACCCCGAGGACATGCCCGACGTCTCCGACGCGCTCGAAGACGTGCCGGGCATGGTCGCCGACATGACCGATGCGCTTGACGTCCTCGCCGATCCCGACGCCACGGACGAGGCCAAGGCCGAAGCCCTCGCCGCCCTCGCATCCGTTCGCGACGACCTCGCCGCCCTGTCCGGGGAGGAGTAGTGCCCCGTCTCACCGACGCCGAGCGCAAGCCGACCCGAGCGATGGCCGCCGCGGCCCGCAAGGGGCTCCGCCTGCGCGCCGAGCACGGGAGGGGCGGCACGGCGGTCGGTGTCGCGCGCGCCCGCGACCTGCAGAACCGGGTCACGCTGAGCGAGTCGACGATCCTGCGGATGCACTCATACTTCTCGCGCCACGCCGTCGACGCGCAGGCGCCCGGCTGGGAGAGCGAGACCGACCCGTCCGCCGGCTGGATCGCATGGCTCCTCTGGGGTGGCGATGCCGGGCGGGACTGGGCCCGCGTCCGCCGAGACAAGATCAAGGCGCCCAAGCGCCGCACCCTCCGCCTGCGCCGGGGCATCGTCACCCGCGCCGCGCGCCGGTCCCGGTCCCCGTCCGCCCGGCAGGCACAGCGCCTCTTCCGGTCGGCCCTGCGGTCATCCGAGGCCGTCATGGCGCGGGCATGGTCCAAAGCCTTGACCGCCCAGCGGGACCGCATCATCGCCCGCCTCGCCGACATCGACGCCGCCCGGGGTGTCCAGTCGCGCATGCTGCCGCTCACCCCCGGCGCCCCGAGAGTCCAGCGCGTCATCCTGATCGACGACGTGCTCGGGCTCTTCACGGCAGCGCGCGAGGCCATCATCCTCGCCGAAGCGGTCGCCGGCATCGTCGAGAGCGTCGTCCAGATCGGATGGGGGCTCTTCCGCGATTGGCTCGGCGGCATCACCTATGACCCGACCCTGAGCCCGGCACAGAAGCTGCTCGCGGAGCAAGTGACCCGCGTCAGCGAGACCACCAAGCGGCAGATCGAGGCGGAGGTCTATGCCGGCATCCAAGCCGGTGAGAGCCTGTCGCAGATCCAAGAGCGCATCCGGTCCTCCCAAGCCTTCTCGCCGGCGCGAGCCTTGACCATCGCCCGGACCGAGTCTGCCCGCGCCCTGAACGCCGGCAGCCTCCTCGCCTACAGCGACGCCGCCAACTTGGGCGTCGACGTGCAGATCGAATGGCTGCGCGCGCCACGGGTCCTTGAGCCCGACCGCTCCCATCGCCGCTGCCACGGTCAAAAAGTTGCACCCGGGGGTATGTTTGTGATACCGTCCGGCGAAGACGTGGGCGCGTCCGCCCCAGCCCCCGGCGGGTTCAATATTGCAAGGCAGGACATCAACTGCCGCTGCTCTACCCGCCCTGTGATCGAGGACTGACCATGACCATCCCGACCATCGTCGCCCCCGTCTGTGCCACGCCCGAGGCTGTGACCCGCGACTATGCGGGGCGCAAGGCCGCCGGCGCGCTGCTGCCTGGAGAGACCCCGCCCGCCGCGGTCTATCGGGCGCTGCTTGGGATGGAGGCCGACGAAGAGGGCGAAGGCAAGCCGGCCCGCGAGCCCGGCCGATACCCCTTCGTGATGTCGGTGGGCACCCCGGACGGCGCCGATGACGTGGTCGAGCAGTCTTGGAAGCTCGACCGCTTCGCCGCGAACCCTGTCGCGTTCTTCAATCACCGGTCCTGGGGCCTCCCGGTCGGTCGCTGGGAGCGCGTCCGCGTCGAAGGCGGCGTGCTCAAGGGCGACTTCGTGCCCACCGATGCGAGCGACGAAGGCCGCACCATCCGGGCCATGCTCGACGAAAAGACGCTGCGGGCCGCCTCTGTCGGTTTCATCCCGGGCAAGGCCACCGACCGGAGCAAGTACCCGACCGACCACCCCTTGTATGCCGAACGCGGGTACGTCTTCAGCGAGAACAACCTGCTGGAGTGCTCTATCGTCGGCGTGCCGATGCACCCCGAGGCGACGATGGAGGGCAAGGCCGCCGCCCTGGCTCCCGAGCCCGCGCCCGTCGCCGAGGGCAAGTCCGCCCCGCCGCCCGATGACGGGCCGGACTTCGATCTTGATGCTTTCGCCCGCGCCCTGACCGGACTGTTCCCGATCACCGTTTCCTGACTCTCTCTCCGCGCCGGGCGGCCCTCCCGGTCATCCCACCCAAAGGAGGCCACGATGGCCGCAAACCTCCCCGAGCTTGAAGGCAAGCTCTCCGCTCTCGTTGGTGAGAGCATCACCCGCGCGATGGCTCCGATCAGCGCTGACATCGCCGCCCAGAAGCTTGAGAACGAGCGCCGCGCCGACGCTGTCAACAAGCTCGAAGCCGAGATCGCCAGCGTCAAGGCCCTGAACGCTGCCCAGACCGTCACGATGGACGGCCCCGCCGCGAGCATCGCCCGCGAGTTCGGCAAGAACGAAGAGCTGGCGCTGTTCCCGGTGTCGCGCTCCTACACCGTCGAGGGGCAGGTCCACAAGGAGGTCAGCGACGGCCTCCTGACCTCGACCCGCACCTTCGGCGACGGTCACCTTGAGGCCAAGAACCTCTGGGAAGCCGGCCTCGTCCGCCTCGCCTGCAAGGGCTTCAACACCGGCCGCATGTCGAGCGGCGAGCTGCTCCGCGCCTACCGTGAGCACAACCCCGAGATCGTCGCCCGCATCGCTGACCGCGTGTACCGGATGGGCCTCGCGCCCGACCGCGACAGCGTGATCAAGCGCGTCTTCGGCGTCTCGTCCGGCAACGGCAGCGACCTCATCCCTGGCGAGGTCCTCGCGCCCGAGATGCTCCGCGTCGCCGCCGCCGCGATCATGGACAGCCCGGTCGGCCTCTTCGTCCAGAAGAGCATCACCGACCGCAACATGAAGAGCCCGCTCGGCACCGCCCGCCCCCGGCCCTTCCTGCAGGGCGCCGCGACGGCCAGCGCCGCCGCCGACTTCCTGCTCTCCGCGATGGGCACCGGCGCCCTGAGCTACAACGTCAAGGACATGGCCTGCGCGGTGCAGTTCGACCGCAACGCCGACGCTGACGCGATCATCACCTTCCTGCCCGAGCTTCGCGCGCAGATGGCCGAGGGTGCCGCCCTCGCCCTCTTTGACGCGATCCTGAACGGTGACACCAACGCCACCCATCAGGACAGCCTCGCCGCATGGGCCCCTGAGGGCGTGTTCCCGGTCACCGCCCCGTCCGGCGGCTCCAACGTCGGCGGCAGCCTCGACCACCGTCGCGCGTTCCTGGGCCTCCGCGCCCGCGCCTTCGACATCGGCGCGACCGCGAAGTACGACATGGCCTCGTCGTACACCTTCGCCAAGATCCAGGGCATGCACGCCAAGATGAGCGGCGGCGTGGGCCAGAACAACAGCCGCGTCGCGATCTTCGCGTCGTTCGAGAACATCCTGAACCGCTTCAGCACGATCACCGAGGTTGTCAGCCTGGAGAAGTTCGGCCCGGCCGCGACGATCCTGACCGGTCAGGTCCTCGCCATCGGCGGCAAGCCCGTGATCCGGTCCTGGCCGCTGGGCCGCACCGGCGCCGAGACCGGCGCGTTCCACACCGACGGCCTGCACTCGGCGACCGCCGGCAACAACACCAAGCAGTCGATCGTGATGGCTGACCTGGACCGCTTCATCCTCGGCACCCGCAAGGGCCTGACCCTGGAGAGCGACACCAACATCCTGAACAACACCACCACGCTCGTCGCCAGCGGTCGGTACGCCTTCGAGAGCCCCGACCACAGCACCGCGCTGACCAGCGCCAGCACGGTCAACGTCGTGGTCGGCTACGACGCCACCTGATGACCCCAACCCTGCCGGCGGGGCGCTCACCCGTCCCGCCGGCAGCCGGTGCGCCCCTCTCTCCCCTTCCGAGGTGACCAATGTCCGCCCCCGTCTACCACCAGATTGACTGCCCGAAGATCGGCAGCGCCGCGGCCGGTGCCAACGAAGTCGCCCGCTACGGCGTCAACACCCTGCCCGTCAAGCTCCTGATCGAGCGCGTCACCTTTGTGCCTGACACCGCGGTCACGGCTGACGCCAGCAACACCGGCACGCTGACGATCAAGGCCGGCGATACCACCATCGCCACCCTGACCACCAACGTCGCCCAGGGCAACCTCGTCGCCGGCACGGTCTACAGCCTGACGCTCACCGGCTCGGGTACTGACCTTGAGGTCAGCCCGCTGGAGACCGTCAGCGTCGCGAAGACCTTCGCGAACACCGGCGCGGTCCTCTCGGGCCTCGTGAGCTTCTCCTGCACCGAGATCCGCTCCTGATGCCCGCCGCCCCGACCGCAGCCCCCGCCGCGGCCGGGGCGCCCGCTGTGCCCCCGCAGGACGCCCCCAGTGCCGCGCCCGCGCCGCTGGCCGGCCCTGCGCTCGCCGCCGCCCTCCCGCGCGCCTACGCTGCCACAGGCCGGGCCGTGGGAGGGCTCCCCTACCTGACGCGCCGGATGGTCACCGCCCCCGGCGCGCAGGCAGGGCCGGGCGACGACGACGACCCACCCGCCGAGCCGACCGACCCTGACCTCACCGGGGGCCGCTGATGCCTGTGATCACCGCAGCGCGCGTGCGCACCCTGATGCCGGAGATCACCGGCACGGGTGAGGACGCCACCATCGAGGCCCTGATCGACGCCGCCGACGCGCAGATCGCGCAGTGGTGCGGCATGGCGCGGGCTTCGTCGGGCGCCTACACGCTCGGGTCGACCGCCTACGTCCTCCGCGAACCTGACCTCCACGTCAGCGCCGACGGCCGGCGCGTCCTGCTGCGCGTGCACAACGTCACCGCGTGGACGTCGCTCTACAGCGACCCGCTGCGCGCCTTCGGGTCCGATACCCTCGTCGACAGCGCGACCTACGAGACCGACGCGCTGATGTGCGCTTTCGACCTGCTGCCCTCCGCCCCCGCCCTGACCTTGGAGCGCCGGGGCATCAAGGCCAGCGTCACCGCGGGGTGGTCGACCCTGCCCGATGACCTTGAGCAAGCCGTCGCGATGCAGACGCGGCACCTCTTCACCCTCCGCCGGTCGCAGGGCCAGTCGTCGGTGTCCGAGGGTGGGGTCTCCGTCAGCCTCCGAGACGAGACCATCCCCGCCGCCGTCGCGCAGGCGCTCGCCCCCTACCGCATCCCGGTGCTGTGATGACCCCCGAGCAGTTCGCCGCGAAGCTCCGCGCCGTCGGCCAGACCGGCGTCGCACGGGCCGTGGGGCGGGCGCTCACCGCCACCGCCCTCATCGCCGAGGGCGAGGCCAAGGGCCGCGCGCCGGTCCTCAGCGGCCACCTGCGCCGGTCGATCTCGGGCATCGTCCGGCAGGGCGCGCAGGGCCCCGAGGCCGTGGTGAGGGCAGGCGGGCGCGTCGAGGGCGCGGCCGATGTGGTCTATGCCGGGGTCATCGAGTACGGCTTCAAGGGCGCCGCAAAGCCGAAGAACGCGCAGTTCTTCCGCATCCCTTTGGGGCCGGCCAAGACGCAAGCCGGGGTCGACCGCTACCCGACCCCCATCCGGCAGTCCGGCGCGGGCCTGTTCTACGTCCAGCGGTCAAAGGACGGGCAGAGCGCATACCTGATTCACAAGGCAAGCGGCGTCCCGTGGTATAAGCTGGTGCGCAGCCTGCGCCCCCGCGCCGCCCGCCCCTTCCTCCGCCCCGGCGCAGAAGAGGCCGCCCGGCGACTCCCTGCCCAGTTCGCCAAACACCTCAAGACCGAGATCGACGCAGCCCGATGAGCGACTCCGCCACCACGATCACCGACGTCCTCGCGGCCATCCAGTCCGCTCTGGAGGGCGTGACCGGTCTGTCCGCGGCGACGGTGATCTATGGCATCGGGGCGGGCAACACCGTTCCGAGCGGCAAGCTGGTCCAGTGGCGCCCGGTCGAGGGCCGCTTGGCCGTCGAGGGCGGCAACCTGCGCAGCGACTTGGTCGACCTCCCGTGCGAGGTCAGGATCTACGCCCCCGCGACCGCCGACACCCCCCGGGCCCGCGACGCCGCGATCCTCGACCTGTGGCAGACCCTCCGGACGCACTTCCTCGCGAACCGCACGCTGGGCGCCATCGTCCGCGACTGCCACGTCTCTTCGATCACCCTGCCCACGTCGGCTGCCGATCTCGGCCTGCCGTCGGGTGCCGGGGTCTGTGTGCTCACTGCCCGGTGGCAGTGGAAGGCTGTCCCATGAGTTGGGCCATCGCAACCAACGGGTCGCAGTACGCCTCCCGCATCGCCGTCACCGTCGACACCACCGGCATCGCCCCCGGTGCGTCCGTCGTCGCGCGCCTGACCATCGGCCCGGACCTCGAAGCGTTCTGGAGCACCGTCCAGAGCAACGGCTACGACGTGATGATCGCCTATTCCAATGGGTCGGCGATCCCTCACGAGCGGGCGACTTGGACATATGCGAGCAAGATCGCGCAGTTTGACTTTGATGTGGCGCTCGCTGCCACCGCCGTCAGCGGGTCTGTGCAGGTCGTCTACCTGTACTGGGGCCCCGCGACGGTTGTCAGCGCCGATCCGAGTGCCGGCCCCTTCGCCAACACCGTCGTCGCATCGGCAGAGTCCCCCCGGGCCATGCCCGCCGGGCGCACCATCCTGATCGACAACGGAGCATGGTCGGAGTCCGCAGCATCGCTGACCCCCGAGCCATCGCAGACCGTCGTTGCCATCGTCAACGAGCGGCGGCACTTCATCACCCCGCCGCTGCAGGGCTTGTCCTTCGGAGTCGGCGCGTCCTACCGTGGGTCCACCGCATTCGAGGACATCGACTGGTGTTACGTCGCCGCCGAGGATGCCGCCGGCGCCGCCCTCGCCGCATGGGTGTCCGCGCTCAGCCTACGGGTCTGGACCGACTCCGACAGCTCGACCGTCCGCGGCTTGGTCACCCCGACCACCAACGTGAACGGCATGCTGACGCTGACCATCGGCTGGGGCCAGTCCGCCGGCGCCCTCGACAAGCGCGTCATCACCGTCCGAGCCATCGCCCCCACGATCTGACCCTCTCTCCCGCCCCATAGGAGGCCCGCACCATGGCCGTCCCCTACCGCTCCCTCGGATCGTGCCTCGGCTTGGGCCTTGAGTCCACCGCCGGCACCGCTGTTAGCCGCACCAAGTGGTGCCACCTCAACGGGTCGTCGCTGACGCAGACCCCCCGCAACCGCGCGACCCGCGGCCGGCTGGCGCACACGTCGGCAGCCTTCGTCGAGACCCGTTTCGTGGCCGATGAGCAGGTCGGCGGGACCGTCACCGTCCCGGGGTCCTACAGCGCGCTCGGGATGCTCCTGCGGGCTGCGCTCGGGACCGTCAGCGGTGCCGGACCGTTCACCTTCGCCGCTGCCTCCGCGCTGCCCTCCCTAACCATCGAGCAGTTGGTCGGCACGTCGGGCAACAGCGAGGTCTTCGCGGGGTGCAAGGTCAACAGCATGACGATGAACGCGACCCCGGGCAGCGAGGTCACGTTCGCCTTCGACATCATCGCGCAGTCCAAGGCCGCCGCATCGTCCGCCGGTTCGCCGTCGCTGACCAGTGCCGTCCCCATCGAGCACTTCGAGGTCACCGTCACTTGGGGCGGGTCGTCTTTGGGCACGATCAAGAGCCTGTCGTCGGTGCTCTCGAACAACCTGAACCGCCGCCCGCAGCTTGGGTCGCTCCGCACCGCTGAGCCCTCTGTCGGCGTCCGCGAGGTGAGGACCACCATCGTTGTTGACAAGGACTCGTTTACCCCGCGGTCCTCCGAGGTCGCCGACACCACCGGCGACCTCGTGATCACCTGTACCGACACCGCGACCGGTGCGAAGACGCTGGTCTACACCATTCAGGACTGCACGGTCAAGGTGAGCGAGACCATCGGCGAGTCCATCTCCGACCTCACCACGTCGATTGAGTTCGAGAGCATCGGCAACCCCGGGATCGTGCTCACCAACGGCGAGGCCACCTATGACGCCTGATGCCCCCGAGGCCCCGGCCGCCCCGGCCTTCAGCCTCGCCTCCCTCTCCGTCGCCGGCACCGCCGCGGTCCCCGACATCTCCAACGGCGTCCCAGTCGAGTGGCGCGTCAAGCGCTTCTCGGTCGCCGAGGCCACCCGTGCGGGGCTCCTGTCCGGGGTCATCGGCGCCGCGGTCGCGCAGTCGCAGCCGTCCGCCGGTGCCGAGGCCGCCCCGGCTGGCGCGGTCATCGAGTCGACGATCCGGGCGATGCTCGACGGCGGCGAGAAGGCGGTCTTGGCCGCTGTGACCGGCGTCCGGGCGCAGGGCTCCGACGTGTGGACCGACTGTCAGATCGTCGGCGTGGGCAAGGATGACCCCGCCGCCGGTCGCCTGTCGATCCTGTCGGTCAGCGCATCGGGCCAGATCGCCATCACTCAGGAGGCCATGCGGCAGGCCCTGGAGGCGGTCCAGTCGGTCGGTTCGTTTCGCGCGGGCTGATCCTGACCTCGCCGTCACCACAGACCTCGCCGCGCGCCGGTATGGCCAGCGACCCTCCGCAGTCCTCGGCCTGACCGACCCCTGGGAGGCCGTGGTCTGGGATGCAGTCTGCGCCCGCGCGGGGTATGCTCACGACGCAGAGCACGGCCCCATTCCCGCGCTCCTCTCCGCCCTCTCCGACTCGATGAGGTAGCCGTTGGCAGACAACATCATCGAGGCGATCATCCGGGCCAAAGACGAGGCCAGCCGGGCGTTTTTGGCTGCGGCGAGCAACGCTGACAAGTTGGCCAGCGAACAGGCCGCCGTCACCAAGTCAGGCGACGCGCTCGATCAACAGGCGGCCGACACCGCGGCGGCGCTTGAGCGGCAGGCGCAGGCGTCGGAGGAAGCGGCGCGGGCTGCGGCTGCGCTGGCGGCACAGCAGGGCAAGGTCGGTCCCCAGCGTGGCCCTGACGGGCGGTTTTTGCCGCGCGGACAGCAAGGGGCGGACGGATCACCAACACCCGGCCCGATGCCCTCGCCGTCACCCATCCCGCCGATCCCTGACCCGGATCCGGACGGGAGCAAGGCAGACCAGATCAAGAACCTGAGCGGACGGGTGATGACCCTCCGCTACAACCTGATGGACGTCGGGCAGCAGTTGGCTGGCGGCGGCTCTCCGTTTATGGTCCTGATGCAGCAGGGCCCGGAGATCGCAGCAGCCTTGGGCGACGCCACCGAAGCGGCCGAAGTGCTCAAAGCGTCGTTCGGTGGGATGCTGACAAAGCTGGCGCCCGTGGCTGGCATGCTCGCGGGTGTAGCCATCGCAGCCGCCGCGCTCGTGACAGCGATGATCGCGCTCAAGAACGCGACCACCGACGCTGACGACGCGAACGGTCGGCTGGGCGCCCGCCTGCAAGAGACTGGCGACCGCGCCGCGACTGCGCAAGAGAAGATCGACGGCGTGCGGCTTGCCATCGCAGGACTTCGGGCTGCAAACAAAGACGCCGAGATCGGACTCAAAGAGCTGACCGGAGAGATCGACCGCTACGCCGCGCAGTCCGAGCGGTCCCGGATCGCCCTTGACGATCAGGTTGAGTCGAAGCGCCGCGACATCGCGCTCACGATTGAGCAGCAGAAGGCGCATATCGACGCTGTTGACGCGAAGATGAAGGACACCAGCGTCCTAAACAGTCTCACCGAGTCGCAGCGCGAAGAGGCGGCGATCTCCCGACAGACCGCGACCGAGAAGCTCGCCGCGGCCGAGAAGGAGCGCGATGAGTTGGGCAAGCTCTACACCGAGCGCCTCGGCATCATCACTGCCACAGAAGAGTACGGCCGGGCGCTGGCCGAAGAGAAGGACCGCGAAGAGGCCGCCAACAAGGCCCGGCAAGAATCCAAGCGGCACCTGTCAGAGCTGAAGGCCAAGTATGACGATCTGGTCAAGGCTCTCGATGCATTCCAAGACCGCGAGCGCCTTGAGTCCGCCCTGTCGGTCCCGGCTGACCTCATCCCGCCCGCGGCGATCCAGTCGGCCCGAGACCTCGAAGCGGCGATCAACCAGATCGCCCCGCCGCAGGACGTGCTCGACGACTATCAGCGGTTGACCCTGCTTCTCAGCGATGCGCAACGCTTGGCTGCGGACAACCCGGGCCTGCAGGGCTGGGCTGATAACCTCTCGGGTCAGGTCACCGACGCGCTGGTCAACGGTGTCGTGTCGGGCTTGGCAGGCGTGGAGAAGGACCTCCGCGGGCTGATGACCACCCTCGGCGCAGAGTATGCCAAGGCGGTCCAGCGCGGCGCCCGGGTCGGTGGCGCCATCGGTGACGTGATCGGTGGAGACATCACCGGAGCGATGAGTAAGGGCGTCACCGCCCTCGCCGCAAAGTTTGCCGATGCCTTCGCCGGCCAGGACGGCATGCTCGGCAAGATCGCCGCGGTCGCCGGCCCCTACGGCGCAGCCATCGGCGCAGCGATCAGCGGAATCACCGCGCTCGGGCAGCAGGGCGCGGGCGCTACGTCTAAGAGCCTGATGTCCGGCGTTGACGGCCTCATCGCGGGCTTCAAGATGCTGCCTGCGTTGGTCCGCAAGTTCATCCCCGACCTTGTCGTGACGCTGATCACCGAGCTGATCCCCGCCCTGATCGCCAACGTGCCCCGGATGTTTGTCGCGATCCTCATCGAGCTACCCGTCGCCATCGTCCGCGGCATCGTCCTTTGGTGGCGCGACATCGGCGGTTTCCGGGGCATCGCCCGCAGCATCGCCGACGGCGTGCGGGAGTGGTGGCGGGAGACGTGGGACCGCGTAAAATCGTGGTTCAAGGACATCTTCACGCCCGGGGATCAAGGCCGAGGCCGCCGTGTCAGCGAGGGCCGCGCCCAAGAGCTTCGGGACCTGCAGGCCGCAGCTCTCGCCGTCACCGACCCCCGAGGCCGCCCCGGGCAGCCGACCGACCCGCGCACCGGGCGCAGCCGCCAGAGCGCGCAGGGAGGCCCCACGCTGGTCCTGCAGGCCGCCAGCCTCCACCCCGACGTGGTGCCGCGCGCCCTTCGTGACCTCGACCGGATGACCCGTCCTGGCGGTCTGCGGCGTGGTACAACCGTGATCGGGGGCACCTGATGTCGGCTTCGCGCTTCTACTGGTACGGATGGGGATCGGCGCGCCTCAACACGCTCGACGTGTACCCGTCCGACCTGCAGGCTGTGCAAGAGAGCCTCGCCGACGGGGCGTCAACCCCCGGCGGGCTCGCCGTCCGGGTCCAGTACGGCAGCCGATGGCGGGTCACGATTGAGGTCCCGCAGATCCCCGCCGCCGACGTCGACGACTATCGGCAGCTCATCGCCCACCTGCGCAGGGGCGGCGCGGTCGGTTTCGCCTTGGAGCCGTCCAAGGCCATCCTTGCCTTCAGCGACCGCCCGATCAACGCGGGGCAGTCGATCCTCTTCACCAGCGGCGGCTCACAGATGGCCGCGTGGGAGCCGTCCGCGGCGCTCGTCGCAGGAGACCGGCTCTTGATCCAGTCGCCGAACCCCGAGAGCGCGCTTGAGGACCGCCCCTTCTCTTCGGTGTCGTCGTCGGGCATCCTGACGCTGCAGAGCGGTGTTTACGGCAACCTGCGCAGCACGCCCATCGCGATCCGCCCCTACGGGTTCTGGCCGGTCTTGACGCTCGACCCGGGCGACATCGCCGAGCTGGTCAGCGACCGCGAGCTATACCACACGCTCACGCTCCCGCTGATCGAGCACCCCGGGCACCTCGCCGCGCTGCGGGGCGTCGCGCTCGGAACGTCGACCACGCCTCACACGTCGGCGCTGCTGAGGTCGCTGGAGCAGGCCATCGGCCGGGCCCCGCGTGGGTCGGCCACCCTGAGCGCGCCCCGCGGGCTGCAGGGGCGGACCTGATGGGGTGGCCGCTGGTCTTCCGGGAGCGACTCGCCGCGGGCGTGCTCGCGCCGATCTTCGTGATCCAGTCCGAAGAGAGCCTCGACCTGTTTGCCTCGGCGCCGATCACCGCCGGCGCGCTGCAGACGGTCTATCCGTGGCTCCATGTCGACGGTTTGACCTTCGGTCAGTACAGCGTCCAGCCGATTGAATGGGTGCCGGAGTCCGGCGCGTGGCGCTTCGCGGTCATCGCAGGCGCACCCGAAGAGGGCCGGCGCCTGACCATCCTGCGCGCCTTGGGTCGCGGGACCGTGGTGCGGCTGCGCATGGGCTTTCCCGGCGATGCGTGGACCGACTTTCAGACCATCGCGCAGGGGCGGATCTCCAAGACCGAGATCGGCGCGGACAGCGTCTTGACCTTCGAGGTCTGGGATATCGTCGCAGCGCTGACCGCTCGATGGGCCGGCGGCGGTGACCTGAAGGCCGAGCCGCAGTTGTTCTCCAAGTACCGCGCCCCGACGACGCTCTCGGCCGGCTACACGGTCGGAGACACCACGCTGACCATCGGCGCGGCCGAGCCTGCGGCGACCCGACAGACCGGGGCGACCGGCGTCGTCAAGATCACACCGGCAAGCGGAGCGGCGGCCTTCTACCTGCGGTTCACCGGGTCAGCGACAGGACCCAACCGCCTGACCGGCGTCAGCGCGTCGGTGACCTACGGCACCACCGCCGTAAACGCCGCGCTGGGCAGCGTTGTCGAGTACGTGCCGCTCGTCTTCGGGACCATCCCGGCCTTCGTCTGCAAGATCCTGACGTCGACCGGCGCAGGCACCAACGGCGCCTATGACGTCCTGCCCGAGACGTGGGGATACGGCCTGCGGGACGGCCTACACGTCGACGTGGCGGACATCCAGAGCAGTACGAACAGCGCGCTGACCAGCATGACCGGCGGGGGCGAGATCGAGGTCGTCGTTGACCCGAATCCCGACGACGGCCTTGCATGGCTCAACGGCGTGATCGCGCCCTACGGCGTGTTCCTGACTGTCCGACAGGGCTTGATCACCCTGCGCTGCTGTCAGGACCTCCGCCCCCAGAGCGCCGCGACGGCCCGGGTCCAGCGGTACGGGATCGACCCGGCGCAGGTCGAACCCGCGTCGCTGAGCGTGGCGACCCCAGACTGGTCAAACCTGACCTATGGCAACGTCGGCGTCAAAGACACGTCCGCCACGTCGTCGGCAGGCTCCCCGGTCCGGTCCTACCCGTCAGCGGTCCTCAAGGTCTACGACGTGTCCGCGTCGCTCTGGGCCTACGGCTCCGACGTGCGCAGCGCGACCTTGGCCCGGCTGAAGGTATGGGCATGGGTGCTCGGCGAGTCGATCACCTGTGACGTGGTCGGCCTCGACGTCTGGGATCTGTGCCCCGGTGACGTGGTGCGGTGGACGTACCCCTACGCCGGCGGGCTCTATGCCAGCACCGCGCTCGGATGGTCGGCCCGGCTGGCGATGGTCGTTTCCGTGCAGCCCGACCCGCTTCGGGGTATAGTGAGCCTGACCCTGGCGACGCTCCCCGATGACGCCGCCGACCGCTTGGAGGTCTGACCGATGGCCACGATTGACCTGTCTGGATACCTCCGCGCCCCAGCGACCCGGCTGCTTGACAGCGCCATGAACACCAACTGGCACGAGATCATCCTGCCGTCGTGGTGCACGGTCGTCGTGATCACGTCCTCGGCGAGCATGTACTACGCGCTGGCAAACGGCGTGGCAGGCCGGACGCAGCCCGTCGCCGGCGCGGCGGCGAGCGGCACCTCTGACAAGGTGTCGGTTTCCGTCAGCGGCAGCGAGGGCAAGTTCTCCGTGGTGATGCGGGACGCCGAAGACAAGCCCGGCACGGTCGGAGTCATTCCCAACCGCTCGATCTTTCTCGCCGCCCAGAGCGGGACCGCCGCAGTCTCGATTGAGCTTGGGGTCGGACGATGAGCGGCCGCCGCGGCTACGTACAGATCGAGGTCGGAGGCGGCGCAGACCCCCTCACCGCCCCCACCCCGCCCACGCAAGGCCCGCCCGAGGCCCAGGGCACCACGTCCGTCTCTCTGACGTGGACCCACCCCGACGCCCCGGCCTCGGGCATCACCTACGCCCTCACCGCGACCGACACGGCGACCGGCGACCCTGTCACCCCGTCGTCGGGATCGGGGCTCGGGCCGTGGGTCCTGCCGACGTCGGACGGGCAGGGGATCATCTGCACCCTGACCGTCACCCGGACCGCCGACGGGCAGGAGGTCCCCAGCCTGCCCTACTACGCATCGGTGGAGTCGAGCGGGTCCATCCCCGGCGCGTGGACCAAAATCGGCGACGTCAACTTCGTGGGCGCGACCGCGCAGACCTTCACCACCACCGGCGACAAGACGGTCACCCTCGCCAACGCATCGACCGTCACCGTCAACGCCAGCATGTCCGTCGGCACGATCACCACCGGCACGGCAGGCGTCGACGCCACCCGCGGCCTGATCGCCGACGTCCCCGGTGCCGTGGCCTCGACCGCCTACCGCCTGCGCGCCGCGATCCCCGTCAGCCCGAGCGT